AAAGGAAAATATATCAAATCTCCTTCTCTAGGTCTTGATGATAAAACAATTTCCTCAGCATCTTCCGAATTTAAGAAAGGAGAAATAAAATCTTCGTATCTCTCTTTGGAAATAATTAAACTTAAGTCATCTTTTAGACTCATTCCAAATTTTGTAAGAATATCTCCCTGACCACTGTAACCTTCATAATTACTGACATATGCTTCCAATGCAAAATTATCATCAAATTTTGAGGAAGAAACTTCTCTAAGTATTGTTTCTCTTCTTACAAATTTTCTTGGAATATAAATCACTTCTACGCCATAAATCCTTAATTGCTCATTAATTAATTCCTGAACAAGTCTTTGTTCGTTTGGAGAACCTTGAAGAAAAAAGGGATTTAGTGCCATTACTATCCGATAAAATCGTAGGGTGGTAATTCATAATCAAGTGCCATTCTCTGCTTAATATCTGCCAGTTCTCTTTCAGCATCTTCATATAATTCTCTACCATTCAATTCAATTCCTCCTGGTAACTTAACTCCTCTAAATTTGATTAAATTTTGACCCCACTGTCTTTTCATAGTAGCCGTTAAGTATTTTTTCAAGAAACTATCATTATAAACATTAGTAAAAGTATTTGGATCTAAAATTCTATAGCAATCAATTATTAAAAAGTTTCCTACTTGTTGCGCTCTCCAGTCAATATCCAAGTACATTCTATTTTGTCTTTTATTAAACCTAATTTGCTTATCTGTTGATAATAGGAAGTCAATGTCCTCAAGATAAGATTTAACCATAGAATATTGCAATAAATCAACAGAATTGAAATAATATAAATCATTCAAAAATAATTGATATTTTATACTAAACATTCCTTGAGAAATTGAACTAGTATCAAACTTAAATACTTTTTCAATTCCGATTACAGAATCTGGAACTTGAATAAAATTTGAAGTTTCGTAAAAATTAGAAGTTATAGTTCCTAATCCACTTATATTTGTTGACGTGCCTGTAGTCGTAACTAATCCAACACCACCCGTTTTTTCGGCAGAACCTCTATCAATATCTGCTTGAGTTAATTGATATTTTAGATACATTCTTTCTACGCCATCAAAATGCCTCTCCTGGAAGTACTGTAGAGCATCGTCTACCAAATCATCTATTTGGTCGTCGGCAAGGTTAATCTCCAGTACAGGGGCGCCTAGGCGTCTTAGACAATAGTCTATGAGTTCTTGTCTGCTTGCTGGTTTAGCCACTAATAAGTTCCTCCATCTATGACACTAGACCAGGTGGGTATTCCTGAATTATCAGTTGTAAGTATATAGTTGGTTTCTGTTATTGCCAGTGTAGTTGTTCCAGTTGAAACCAATTTATCATTGGGATCAAAATATGCTACCCCATAAGGTTGTCCTATAGGGTAATAAAACTCTTGCCCTACTGTAAGAATTCCGCTTATATTACCATTTCTTGCTCTAAATTCATCAAATACTAAATCATCTCCAATATAAAGGTCGCCATCAATATAAACATTGCTTTTGAATGTTGCAACGCCTACAAAAGTAGAAATTCCACTTACATTGAGTGAAGTTACTGATGCTATTCCACCAATTACATTTTCTGCATACTGAACAAATCCACCTCCAGATGAACCAGAAATGCTAGATATGACTTTAATTGCGTTTTGTTGCCCAACTTTTACCTTTATATCGGACATTATCTGGTTACTCCCTCTCTTACGAGAACCATTCCCTCAATAACTCGATTTTTAAGACCAAAAGAATCTGTAATTACAATATCATAAATGTATCTTCCTGGTTTTATATTAGTAGTATCTGCGGAGGATAAAGATATTAATATTTTTCCTTCAGTTCGCGGAAGTAGAATTGTTGATGTAAAAGTTATTGCCACAGAACTCCCAGACCACTTTCTCATCTGAGCATTGACTTGATAACCAGTCAAATTCAACGCAGAGTTATCGGAGCCCTCCAAAGTAAATGACTGACTAAAATCAGAACCAGAATTGATGACTAAATTATTTACGTATACTGCTGCCATCTATCTTTTTAGCTCTACAACTTATTTATATCTTACTCATAGTTGCTAAAACCTCTTGCTGTCTTAGGTATAGTTTACAGTAAAGTTTTGAAAAATTTTTTAATTCTTCGATGTTTAATTCATCTATAAATCTAGAATGTTTTTCATATTCAAATAATTTATCAATGGTCTTTAATTCAATCTCATTTGGGTCCATTTAATAATTCCTTTAATAAAGATTTAATTTCGTCAATGTCCTGCTTCATTTTGTCCAATTCTTTTTTTTGAAAATCTCTATTATAGATTGTATTAAGATACTGGTTATACGAAACAGAATCGCAATTAACTATAGCTCCACTATTTTCATCTCTGTAAAGATTTTGGTGCCCTTTTACTCTAATCATCTTACTGCAATTGTTCTAAGTTCTTTAATTCTTGGTGGGTATGCTTGATTAGTCCCTGACATCACGATCTTGATTACATATCCATTAAATAGACCAAGATTATCCGCCGTAAATTCATATTCTTTAAATTCATTATCCAGGCTAGAACTTACAAAAGTATCAGGTCTTCCGCTATTCTTAGAAGAATCTATAACAGCATATCCAGCAGAGGTTGTGTAAGTTAGATTATCATATCCAGGGAACAATTCAAATGATTGTTCAATTTCGGAAGAATCTGGTTTAATTAAACTATATAGAACTCTAAAATCTGCAGACTCATGGCGATATGCTGATAAAATAACTTTTAGTGAAGTTGCCGGTTGAACTAAATTTACAGTCCTTGAGACATAAACTGCAGCATGTGGATCATCTAATATCGAATTAGATCTACTATCAGATGCATAATCAGAAATTGGACTGTTCAAACGATTTGAAGTAAATTCTGTAAATGCAGTATCTAAAAAGATGATAGGTGATAAATTAGAATCTGAAGTATTTAAAGTTATTCCAGTGGTGAATGATTTATTTCTTGGTAAATTCCCAAGATATTCAGTTTCATTTTCTTTAGAACAAACTACTCTTACCGATTTTAATCTGTTTAGAGTATTTAATTGAACTGGCTCGAATCCATTATCTAGGAATGAAGATTCATTACCACTAACACTTGTTCCGGTGACAGACCTAATTGCTGCAGAAGCAGAAGTTGATGAACCAGGAGTAATAATATCATATGTAGGAACTATTGAACTGTATAGGATATTTTCACTTGCAATAACTTTAGAACCTCCTAAGTTTGCTTCTGAAGTAAATTGTAACTGAGGTCTTCCCGTTACATCAACACTTCTATCAACCCCATTTATACTCCTATCAACTTCAATATAATATCCATCCAACCCAATATCCAAATCACTAATATCGTGAGTTTTGTTAATTCTTCTCAAAGAAATTCCATTTAACTCATATTTGTACATTAAACTATTTGCTTCATGATCAATTGGGATGCTGGAATCAATTCCTCTACTAATAGTTCCTAGTGAACCAGTGCCTATAGATTCATATCTAATAATTTCATTGCCAATTTTGACATATCCTGGATTAGAAGCACTTACGGAAACTCCTTCAAAGGTTCCAAAATTTGAAGTATCACCAATTGCAACAAAAATTGATGTAGATGAAGAAATTAATTTTGTTGTAATAGAAACTGGTGCAATGCTGGACTCAACATTACCAACTCTGATTTTATTGGTATTTCCATACATTCCATGATCAAAATGCTGGACTCTTATATAATTACCAGAATTTTGATTTGTTGGACTTGAACAACTTGTAATTGTTGTACTTGCAAGAGATACTATTTGTCCAGAATTGTTATAATAACTTAATCCCGCACCAACAGTAAAAGGCTTCCCTTGTATATCTCCACCCTGAACATTTCCTAAGTACAGAGTATCTAATCCGGCAATTGCTGAAATAGTAATTTTAGCATCTCGCCCAGTTTGAGAAGAAACGCTAGAGGTTACAATTCCAACAACATCTCCAACCGCATATCCATTTCCTGGATATGTACTGGAAACTGCAACGCCAGTTATAACCCCGCTTCCGGTAGTGATATTTAATCTTAATCCAGATCCATTTCCGGTAATATTATAAGTTTGAACACTTCCGTTTGCGTAATTTGATCCTCCAGTAGTGATACCTACACTGCTTACAGAACTTCCCGATCCAACAACATATCCATACACATAATCCTTAACACCATCGACAATTTTTCTACCAACACTCAGATCACTAATTAATGATGAATTTGTTGTTGTCGTAATTCCAATAATAGATGTTTTAGGCAATGTTGTTAAAGGATTATTTCCTAATGTCTGAACATATCCATTACTTTCATCTAAAGTTGGATTATAGAAAAATGCAGTACCTGTTGGAGATACAAATTGTGCTTTATAAAGTTTAAATTTAAGATCTTGATACTGATTTGCCGTCCAAATAGATCCATTTTGAGATTTAAACAAACTTCCCATAGAGAATTGTTTAGAATATGTTACGGCATCTACATCAGGTAAATCTTTAGTGTTTACAGTTTTTTCTCCCATAATTGCCGTCCACATCTCATATTGATCGCTATTTTCCGATATAATAACGACAGCATATTCTCTACCGGGTGGCAAATAAATTGGTTCATCAAAAGTAACTTTTGTTGCAATGGAAGCATCATTAGAAACATTAACCTGATTTGGTCTTAACGTAACTGAATTTCCAATAACAACTCTTGTTGGAGTACCTAATTCAACTGTTCTTATCTCAACTTTTACTGGTGCATTTCCACTATCTTTTTTAGCAAAGAACAAATCAACAGCAGTTAAAAATGCCCCATTTACATCATCGTTAGAAGATGTCGGTGAAGGAGCTTCTACATTTCCACCAACAACAAAAGTTTGTGCAAGAGGATCAACAAATCTCTGAACAGTTGTTCTAGTGTGAGTGTTTATTGTTGTTTGAGAAGTTGTTGTGTTTGTAGTCAGATTAGTTATTGTATTTGTTGTTAGGTTTTTTGTCGTTGCAGTAACAACATTTTCCCATTGCTCAAGAGTTCCATCAGAATTATAATTTACTTCAGCTGATGAATTATCAGTACTTCCTGGTAATCCAGGATCATTTGTTGAACTTGAAGTTAATTTAAATGTCTTAGTTCCAGTAGCAATTCTAACGGTTGGGGTTGGAATTGTATTTGGATCTCTTAAATAAAATGCTCCGATCAAATCACCAAAATTATCAGAAATTAATCTGAGATCTTTTACGTATGCCACTGCACCGCTAGTCTGCCCAACTAACTGCATACCCTTAAGCAAATATCCCGAATATTTGCCTTGAGCTTCTTCTGACAATGATACAACGTCAATATTCAAAATTTTTGATGATTGACTATATGCCGATGATATAGATTCTTCTCTAATGTATGGATTAATTGTATATGTTGTAGATGGTGAATTATATGGACCATACTTATGATTTGGTGTCGCAACTCTAAATGTAATTAAATTATTACCTCCAATTGTACCAATAACAGTTTCACCGACGACAAATGCATTGGAAGATCCGTAATTATTTAAAGTACTATCATTTGCTATTTCAACTAATTTTGGAATAAAATCTACCCCACTATTTCCATCAAGAAATTGATAAAATCTTGTGGATGGTTTAAGATTAGATGCAGAAAACTGAGTATTTCTGGATCTCATAAAAGATTCATTTGATGAAGATACTAAGACATTTCTTATTGTGGTATCCGTGTTACTTACGGTATCAAAAGTACTTGTCTGAGAAACACTAGTAGTAGTATTAGTTGCAGTTGAAGATGTTACCGTATTATTTGTATTAGTGATGTTAACATTAAATCTTCCATCTGGAGCTCGCCCTCTTACATCTGGCAATCTAACAGTATCACTTGTTTGAGAGTTAATTGGGGTTAATTCAACAAAAACATTACTCGTCAAATTTTGAGTAACTGTTCTACTGGAGTTTAAGGTTATACTAATATTTCTATCTGGAAGTTGAACTGTTCTGACCCAATTGTCAATTTCAGGGCTTAATTTAACATCACCACTATAAACAATAACGTTAAATGGATTTACATTTTCGACCGTAGTTGCGAATGCTTGTTCTATCCACCCAATAGATTCATACTTTAAAGTTACTGCCTTTCCTGTTTTTTGAACATTTGGATCTAATAATTCAAAATTTTGCGATAAATCTAAGTTTTCATCAATAATTGCAGACGCTGGAGCAATTTGAGATTTAAGTGAATTCCTACTAACAATCGGAGTTAATTCATTTGCGACATTATTGATCCTGATAGAAGATAATCCTCTATTAATAAATCTATAATTTTTAAAATCATCTACAAAAAATCCACTCTTAAATCTATTATTTCCATCTGCATCTTGTATTTGTAAAGTTTGAGTATTTACTTCAAGTAGTGATAGGGAGGTAACTCTTTCTAAATTTTCAACTCGATCCTCAATCAGACCAATATCTCTCATTGTATATCTTCTATTATCCATTAATGTAACAGTAGCATTCGCTGGATTATAGAGATATGGTGGTAATTTGATAGTCGCAATCTCCATTACCGCATCATTTTTATTTGGTGCCTTAGGATCTTTTGAAGATATTCCTTTTTCAAGAACAAAATTTCCAAGTTTGTCAAGATATAATTTATCAATTCTTGCTAGGTAATAATCATATCCTATTAGTGAGCTCTCATTGGGAGATAAAATTCGAGTTGGCTCAGAATTAGTAGTAAAATCTCTTGAAGAAAAATCAAATGGTGATGAAGTAGTTGATGTAAATATTGGAACTCTTGGTCTAAAATCTAAAGTATCAGATGCTCTTATAGATCTTGGACCAATAAAAGGAATATCATGCGCAAACCTATCACTATCGTAGCTGAGCACCGTCATTACATCGCCAGCATCATTAGATGGTATTGAATAATAATCAAAAATTACTAAAAGTTGTTTAGAAGGTTCTACAGTTGACTTATTTCTAACAATCCTAGAATAATCATAATATTGATCTTTTTGTGCTTTATCAAGAGTATATGAATTTGTAATATCTTTATATTTGCCTAATGTAATAGATTGAATTTCTGTAATTATATTTGATTCATTAAATGTGACAGTTTCTGCTTCAGAAAATCTTTCAGAATTTAGATACACAATTCCTAAAACATTTGTGGAAGGTTTTGAAACAATTCTTGCAATTGCTTTACTAGTACTTCCAAAAATATTTTCTCCGATAATAGCATTTGTAGATACATCGGCACTAGAACTAAATTGTATTTGATCTAAAGTGGGTAAGGATGAATCGAAAGATTCATAGATTGCCAGTACTTTTACTACATCGGGATAATTGAGAGATATCTCTTCATCTTGAACTCTTAATCCATAATATTGATTATAAGTAAGACCATCATTGACAGAACTATTAGCATTAGTTCCAGATTGAACGTACTTTGATTTAGATACAGTTAAAATTTTACTTCTATTGTATGTCTTTATTTTACTACGAATTCCATTTTTAATTAATGTAACATTAACTGCAATATTAGTCTCATTTGCAGATAATCCGGAGATAGTTACGATATTGTTATTAATAGAAAATTGATCCGAAGTTACTGTACCAATTCCACCATTACTGTAATGTATAGAATATCTTTCTGCATCAAATGAAGCAAAAAATGCACTAGAAATACCAGAAACTTGAGATGAGTCAAATGTTAAAACTCCACTACCATCTGTTGATTCTCCAGTTATTTGATGTGAAAGCGTTAGTAATGAACCGGAAAGATTTACAGAAGAAATATTTGAATCTGGAAGTTGCGTATATAAAAATCCAAGATTCTCATTTCTTATTATTGCTGCTCCAATAGAAATATTATTATAAGTTCCGTTAGTAACAGAACCAGAATATATCCCAGAAACTCCAGGAGTTGTAGCAATAGTTAATGATGTTCCAGCACCAGAAACTGCCGTTACCCTATTGAAGGTCTCGTCACCAGAGGTTGTTTGATATCGAATAATTGAACCAACTCTTATGCCAGTAAAAAATTTACCAGGACTTACTAAAGTGTCTCCCCCACTGATTGTTACTTGTGTTACCCCGTTCGGAAGACTAAATCTTTCAAGTAAACAATCTGCAGTAAAATCACTTGGAAGACCTGATACTGATGTTTCTTGTTTTAGTGATTTAATATCTTCTGTAGAATATGGAGTTACTGATTTAATAGTTCTTGGAAAATCTAAACCATTAATAATTAATTGTTCTCCAACTGAAAATGTCCCAGATGTTTGTCTTAAACTTATGGTATCAGATGCTCCGCCAGAAGAAACTGCATATCCACTAGCACCACTGCTTTTCCCCTTAACAAAAGATGTTGCAGGCAATTCTGTATTTGATATTGTAGAATTTAAAACGATAGAAGTATACGTTTGAATATCATAAAGATATAAATCCCAATTAGTAGATGTATTACTATATGACGCATCAGTTAAATTAAAATTATATACTCTTGCTTTACCAACTATAGTTCCCGTAGAACCAAGTTGATTGTATAAATCTATGGTATATTTTGGTTTTGGTGTTCCGGATACATTATTAACTCTTATAATATTTCCCATCTCAAAGGGAATATTTGCATTTTGAATAGACTCAATATCTCTTGGTTTCTGGACATCAATAATAGTTGTAGAAATCTTATCTACATCATATCCCCTTACATAGGCTTTTCCTGGAGATATTTTTAAGCACATCAAATCATCTGATGGAGTATTACTCTGCTCAGTAGTCTCAGTATCAAAAAATAATCCATTATTTCCTAATCTATCATTTAACGAATTATTTACAGATACATTAAATGGTTCTACAGTATAGTCTCCAGATTCGTCATAAGTTCTTGCCGCAATATAATCTTTAATTAAGTTATATTGAGTTTTAGTTTCAATTATTTTAGTCTTACCATTCTCAACTCTTAATAATTCTATAAAATCAGTATCATTAGTATCTGATAATAATTTTTTGGTTAAAGTTAACTCAATCTTAAATCTATCTGCTCCGGGGGCTGCATAATTTGTAAATCCTTTTGAGGGATCATATAATGAACTATCATCTTTGGCACTAATAACTAATTCATCAATTTTTAATCCAACTCTATACGAAGGCGTATTAGTATAGTTATCTAAAATTATGGTTTGTTTAGATACATTAACAAAATAACCTCTAATAAAGTAAATACCATCCCCAATAGATGCTGCAGAACCTATAGAAGTTGCATTTAATGATATTAAGGAAGAAAATGGAGTTCCTGCATTAATTGTGGTATTACCATATGTAATATTTTCTTCAGCAATTAATGACTCACCATCTTCAAAAGGATTGAATTCAAAATTATTATC